GGTATAAATAGTTCTCTCATCTTTTTACCAATAAAACCTTTTGATGGAATCTGTTGTAGATTAGGATTTGACATCGAGAATCTGCCAGTCACCGTTCCACCACTATCTCCTCTGATCTGATTTATATCTGCATGTATTCTACCATTGTGAACAAAACCTAATAGACCGTCTACAAATGTAGATTTAGCTTTGTCACATTCTCTAGCTTTAGCTACCATTCTTAAGAATCTATTTTCGTGTGTTCGTAAATAATCTTTGGGTAATTGTGGTAGTTTAGATTTAGGTGTTGTTTTATAATTTGTAATCTTTTGTTGATCTAATAAATTTTTTATAGATGCTGCAGCCCATATTTGTATATCTAGTCCTGTTCTTTTTTTAATTATATTAATAAGATTAGCTTTTCTTTTCTCTAGCTTTTCTCCAAACAGTTTAGCTTTTGCGGTATCTATTTTAACTCCCTTAAACTTCATGTCAACTAGGCAAGGAAATAATTTTGTTTCTAATTCAAATATATTTCTACATGTTTTCTCTTCTTTATTTTCTGGTTTAATATATAATACCTCGTCTAATTTTTTATTAAATAAATTCCACAAACGTAAAGTTAAACTTACATCTTGTTTTGCATATTCTTTTACAACAGAAGCGGGTAGCTTATGCATGTTAGTCATTGGATCTTTTACTGTACCACCAGACCACTCTAATGTTTTTTCTTGTAAATCGTATTTATATTTCTCATCTTTTAAATAATCTTTTGAAAGAGAATCTAATGAATATCTAAATCTATTCTCATCAATTACAGAAGCAGCAATCATTGTATCTACAATTCTACCTTTCATTTTTTTACCTGTCGCAGCTCTTATCCAACATACATCATACATTGCATTGTGAAAAACTTTGGTAATCTTTTCATTTTGAAAAATCTTTTCGTTTAAAGATTCCCAGATTTTTAATTTTTTATCTAAAGATAAATCTGTATCTGCATGGCTCAGTGGAAAATATGCAATCTCTTTCTCTGTTGCAACTGCAATACCACAAATAAATCCATCTCCTCTAACTGCACCTAGACCTTTTGATTTTAAGTTAGGGTCATAAGTTTCTATATCGATTGCAACTGTGTCTATATCTTTTAGATCTAAATCTTCTGGGGTCTTACACATTATAATCCCTTTCAATTATCATTTCTAAATAATGTATTGCTTTCTTGATGTCTTCTTCCTTTCCTTTTGACTGGTGTCGACATATATATTTTATAGCATTCCCCTCTGCAAAAAGCAATTTGTTTTCATTTATAAACTCTGCTGGTTGAATCTTCATCGAGCGATAATGTTTCCCGCCGACCTGGTCTTCTAAAGAATTATATGTTGTCCCTTTAAATATATCTTTATGTGTCATTGTCTTACTCCTAGTGTGTATTGTTTTTGTGATGTGATTGTCCAACAATCTACTCTTCCTCTACTGTATGCTACATACTTTAAACGAAGTTGTGTAAAATAATCTTCTCTTCTTGTTGCAGTTAAATCTACAATGACATTATCAAAAGTCATACCTTTTACTTTGTGTATGCTTCCGTATTGGACTCTACTTGTTTCTTCAATGTCTACGCCGTCTCTAATTAAATATCTTATAAATCTAACTTGCTCTTCATTAGTTCTACTTTTTACTCTAGTGTCTAAAAAGTCAGTAAACTCAAGGCTTTTTTCATATAAATAATTTTTTTCTATTAGTTCTTGAATAGTGTAATCCTTATCAATCCAATCTTTAAATGTTTCTTTTCCTTTTCCTCTTACAATAGTTTGCATACCCATATACTCCCAAAAATATTTTATTTGTTGCAAAGGCATAGCTTTACCTTTGACAAAAGCAGGCCAGTTTTTATGACAATCAAATTGTTTTTTAGAAACAAAATCAGAATTACCTACAGCAGAAAAATTAATTCCGTTTCTTAATAAGAAAGCTCTAGCCCACTTGTGTGATGGGTTACCTCTAAATGTAAATAAAAAAGTTTCTTTTGTATTTTTTATTTTGTCTAATAGAATTCTCATATGTGAACAGTCTGATATGTAATTAGGTAAATGATAATGATGACCAATTACATTTTCTGCAGGTTTCCAGATTCTATTGTAATCATACTCTTGCCATATAGGAGCTATAATTTTTTTACATAATTCATTTATTGTTTTACCACATCTTAAACCTTGCTTTAATTGTTCTGCGTTCTTAGATATAGTATGAAAACAATCTGCATCTGCTCCAGCCCATTCAAATATAGTTTGATCAGGGTCTCCTACCATTATAAATTCTTCTGCATTAGTTGCTATTTTTTCTAAAGCTTTTCTCTGTGGTACGTTACTGTCTTGTGCTTCATCCACTATCAATACATCTATGTCTGGTTCTTTAACATTTGGATTATTAAACTCTTGTATCATATCTTCATAAGCTCTTACCTGTTCATTCTTTTTATATTCTGTAGCCCATTCAATCATTTGATTAATCATTCTTAAATCTTTGTAAGTTTTTAAATCACCATTCTGTTTTAAAATAAGATAGTATTGTTGTGTGGTAAGACCTCTACCAATTGCACCTTTAACAAATTTATAAAAGTCATGGTCTTCTGAAACATCTTCTTTTACATCGTGGTATCTAAATTCTTTGTGCATTCTACAAAGGTTCATATGATCTTCATCTTTAAATAAAGATTTTTTAATTAATTTACTCTGACAATATTTATGAATTGTACAGATTCTATTCTCAAAAAAATTATCTTCTAGTTTCATATTTTTAATCTCAGGTAAATCTTCTACTGCTTCTCTAATTTCATTAGCAGCTACATTAGTATGAGATAATAAAATCATTTTTTCTGGTGAGTAGGTTTCTAAAAGTTCTTTATATTTAGTTTTTAAATATATGTGAGTCTTTCCTGTGCCTGGTGGGCCAACAATAAATTTAAGATTGTTCATGTTCTATCTGTTTTACCTCTATGATTTCTTCTGCTTCTCCATCTATAATTAGATTTGATTCATCTACATTATATTTTTCTATCTTGTATGAAGAACAAGAATGTTCTTTGTACTTACCTCTGTATTTTTTTGCCTTAAGAACCCCTCTACATTTTAAAACTAAATCAACTCTAGCCATGTTTACTCTTTTCTTTTGTAAGTAGTCATCAAACTTATCTAATTTAAATTCTAAACTTTCATTTTTAATATTATAAAAAGGCATACCAAATAAATGTAATTCTTTTTTATCTGTAAAAGCTTTATGTTCTGCAATAAATCCTTCAAACCAACCAATAAATCTTAAGTCTTCACTAGATTCTGGATCATAGTCTTGTGACTTTCTTCTTGTTTCAAACTTAGCTATCATCATCTTTTCAAAATCCATCTCTTTCATATAAGGTAAAAATACTGCAGCTTGCTTCATCACTTCGTTATAGAATATTTTTTTATTCATTAACTGTGGTCCTTCTACAGTTATATCTTTTTCTACTTTCTTACCTTCTTCTGTAGTGTATATTTTTACAAAATATCTATCACTACCATACTCAGTTATTTCTCCAACGTGTTCTTGTATCTCTTCAGTATTATTTTCAATACCAATCCAACTAAATAATTTTATTACATCTTTTTGTTCGACATCTAAAACCTCTGCTAATTTAGGGATACCATATAACTTCTCTGCTTTTCTTCCTGTAGTTCCTTTCTCATTACGCTTTTCAGCTTCAGTATCGTTTGCTTCTATTGCAATATTGTGAACAAATGTATTAATTTCTTCTGTTGTCCAGTCAGTGTTTTTAATTAAAGTCCCTGCTACAGCAGTGCAATAAATATCTCTAGATCCAGCAGAAGGATATATAATTGTAAGCGCAGTAGATAAAGCGATCTTACCTACATCAACTTTTATGTTACCACTGTATTCGTGAATCTTAGTATAGCTTGACCATTCAACCATTTCTCCATTATCATCATAAGGAGATTCTGGAACTATAGTGTATCTTTCTTTACCACTTCGTAGTTCACAAAGAGTTGCACCATGTGGAAACTTTTCAAAGTTCTTTTCAAAACTTTTTGGTAATATGTATTGTATAAATTTACAAGAACCTGTCCAAAGGTAATGACTATCTGGATTATTTTTTCTACCATAGACTGCACCACAGTCTTTTAAATATCGTGTTATAAATCTTCTGACAACAAAGTTGTCTATATCTAAATCAATATGATGATCTAGTCTTAATGCTATTTGTGCTTTTGTGTGATTGTTTTTCCATTCTTCTTTCGTTAAACTAAAATCTTCTTTCTTCCAACTGACCCTAGCTTTCTTTTGATCAGTGGGTACTATTACGTGACCAAGATCAAGCCAATCTTCATAGGTAATAGGTTTTGTATTTATCTTATCATTCATAAATTAAAAGTGGGCGCTTCCACTCTCGCTTCGACGCCCACTACCTAGGATACTATAAATTCAAAGATTTTTTAGTTTGTTCCTGAACTTCAGGTTTAACCTGAACCTCTCCTTTACTTACAGATTCAGCAAAAGATTTAGACATATCATAGATACCTTTATCTGTGACTGGTCCTACCTTTGCTACATCCCAACCAAACCATGTTCCTTTGTCGTTAGACATCTGAACAGTGGATAGATTATAAATGTGGCTGTAAGTTGGCGGAGTAAACAAACCGTTTTTCCCCTGCATTTTGATACCCATCATCATTGAGTTCC